TTCGTAAACTCTTAACTTTTCTAACTCAATCCATTCAGTTAATTCTTCGCTAGAAAGCGCACGGTAGGATTCACTTCCGTTAAGAAGTTCTTCTACCGTACGCCCTAATCTTTGCGCTAATTCAAATAAGAATCTTCGCTCTGGATGAGTTAAGAACCTTTTCCCAAACTTGCACTTGCCTCTTCTGTTAATCCAGATAGTGACATTGCTTTGGCTGCAATCTTTTCTAAAATTGCGCCAGATTTATCAAGGAGAGCATCTTTGTCTTCGGGTTTGAAAACTGGTTCGCCTGATTCAGGGTCGAACACACATGCTATGGCTATTTCTGGGTATACAACAGAAATTGATGCTTTCCCTGTTTGAGGGTCAACAGCATTTTCCATTACTCTGGCGCGTTCTCTAGCAGTCATCGTTCTGATTTCTACTTTCACGCCCCATTCTTTAATTTCCATTAGTTCGCCACTAATGTCTTTTGCTTTCAATATTTGGTCACGAATGGACACGATACTTTCTCCTTAATTGTTTGGGGGTACTTTGACCCACGGTTTTTCTATATTTAGTTTTTTTAGTATGTAGTTCTAGTTACTGCGCCTGTTACTTGAAGTTCCAATGAGAAAGTGACAACATCACCTACGGATGGATTAACTTCGTAAGAAGTAACAAGTGCTTCACCTGTGTACTTCACATTTCCTGATGCAGTTCCTTGTGGTCCTGCTTCGAAAGATGCTGAAGTGTTTGTTCCTGCTATTTGTGCATCAATCAAAGAAGTTAAATGGTTGTCAACTGTTGTGTCGAATGAACCAGAAACTGAGATTGTTGCATCTGCTAAACCTACAATGTAAGTTTTGCTTGAGTTACCGAAACTTGTGGTTTCACCTGTTTCGATTGCTCTTGATACAGTCACATCGTTAGTAACATTTGAGATATCTGTTAAAGAACCTGCTGCGTTATCTAATTTGAAGACTGCATTTTTGCCATGACTAAATGTTGGCATTTATTATCTCCTTGCTGCTGCTATTGTGTAAGAATATGATGCTGTTCCATTAGTTGTTCTAACTACTCTAAGGTAGCGATTAACTGAAGTTGTGACAACAACTCTTTCACTTGTGGTTGCGCTTCCAGCGACTGATGCAAATGTTGCAACATCGCTAAAAGTTGAATCGTTTGATGATGCCTGAACTTTGAAAGTGTTAGCACTTCCGTTGGAGTTAGAAGTTACATGTAAATGGAAAATTGAACCATTAGACATCGCGCTTCCAAAATCAACTGAACTTGCTGTACCACTTCCAGTTTGGGTGTCCGAGATAAGGTTGTAGCCTTGTCGAACTCCACCGTCTGCTTGAAATGCCGAACTTATTGCTACGACATCTGCGACAGGCATAGATACTTCATAAGCAGTCATATCGCCTTGAGCCAAAATTGCTCGACTACCTTGTGCTGTGCCTTCTGGTAAAACTGTTAAAACATTATCTTCTTGAAGGATTCTTCCAGCCAAAACTGCATCTGATGCGTTTGCTGAACCATCGAACATTCCTGATAAGGAAAGTCCACCATCATCCATTCCGACAATGTAAGAACGACTTGTACTACCAAAAGTTGTTGTATCGTTTGCTTCTATTTCGCGTGTAACGGTGGCATCATTTAGATATGGTGACATATCTGTGGCGTTCAAAAATACTGCTGTTTTTTTTCCATGACGGAATGTAGGCATTGATTAAAGCACCTTCCTGAAGACATGATGCGACCCTGCACCACCATCTTGGACACATGGTCACGCTTCAGGTTGGGTAGGGGTCACATGGACACGCACCTTAATAATATCGTGAATTAAATGATTTTTTGTTTTTAATCTAAGCAGAAATAAATTCTGGCTCAACACCAAAATCATCAAAATAGTCTTGACTTTTTTCTGCTAACCACAAGTAGTGGTCTTCTCTTTTGTAAGTTTCTTCTAATTCTTGTTGTTGCTTAAACTCAAATTGTTGTTGTGCTGAGCAACGATGCCCCGGAAAGTATGTTCTGGTTGCTCCGAACTGGTATCCATACCATTCTTTAATTTCTGCTAAATACCATTTACCTTTTTTAGATTGATGCCAAACTAAATTTTCTTTTCCACACTTGTTACAAGTCTTGGTTTTCATCTGACCCCTTTCGTACACTTCTAGTATACCAAACTAGGGTTTAGTATGCAAGCCTCTTTGAACTCTTTCCTGACGAATTTCAGCCAAAGTCAACCAATAACCAATCCCATCAACCGTGTTATCCAACTTAGGATTACCAATTTCTCTAGCCATCTTCATACCAACCATGCACAAAGCCACCTGCTCAGCAGAAATAGGTGTTTTTAAGATAACTGACCAAATCTTCGCTGCCCTGTCCAAATTGTCTAAAGGATGCCCATAATCGGCGTTCCTGTCATCAAAAACAAGTTTCTTAGCGTAATCAGCGATATCTTCTGGACTCATAAAACAGCCAAATCAGACCAGTTCTTTTTATCATGCTTACCAACTAGCAAAGTCATTGTTCCGGGTGAACTCCAGATTGATTGAGAATCTGCATACCATTTACTTCCACCATCTGTTGTTCCATCCGAATCTAAACTTGGGGCTTGGAATCTTGTGAACATTCCAAAATCGTCTACCTTGATATGGTGGCGATGTCCACAGAACCAAAGTTTTGGTTCAACTCCGTTATCTCTTAACAATCTTAAAGTTTGACCACGAAGCCATTCTAATTCTTTACCTGAGATTTTGTGACCATGTGTGAAAGCAACATCAACGCCACTAAGGTTAACTGCCATGTTCATTTGGTCATGTGGAATATGCCACTCATCTATAACTTCTTCTTTATCTAAAACTCTTTGCAAAGCATCGGCAAGAAAACCATCAGCAGAGTCGCTGTCACTTGTGACGGCTTTTCCACCTCGTCTTGTCCATTCGCCATGGTTACTTAAAACTGAAATAAATTTTCTTTTAGGTGCAAGATGAGCCATTGATGTTACACCTAGTGTCCATAAATCTAATGCTGTTAAAAGTTGTTGTCGCATTGTTCCCTGAACTGTAAACAATTGAGAACTATAATGCCCATCGCAAGATTCGATGGGGTCTCCGAGATTTACGAAAGCAATCTGTTCAATGTTTCTACCCATCTTTTTCAACTCAAGGATACGATTAAAAGTTTTATTGAATGATTCTTGGATTCTTTCAATTGTTCCATCAATACCACCTGATGCAGATTTATACAATTGCCAATCACTCCACAAAATAACAAATGTTGAAGGAACATCTATTGATTTAGTTACAACTGGTTTATATTTACGGATAGATTTACGAACTTCATCTAAATCTTTATCAGTTAATGTTGGAACAGATTTACGAACAAATGTGGCTCGATAAGAATATAACCAAATAATATCCCTGTCGCCATTTTCTAGTCTTTTTGAACTCGCCCACTTTGACATACGAACTTTGTCATCAAGAATTGTAAAAATATTTGGGTCAAGCCCGAAAGATAAAAGAATTGAATCCCAATCAGTAATTGGTTCGGTGACAGTACCTGTGTTAATTTCAACTTGGTCTTGTTGTAACTCTGCCCAAGGTTTAGAACTTTGCCCCACAACATCTTCAACATTGTTATCAATCTCAATCCCATGTTTTAATCTGTAATCCTCTAAAGCCTTCTCGGCTTCCTCTTTAGTTTTATAGTGACCTAAAGTTTTCCAACCATCATTGCGACCAGTTCTTGCACGATATGTGCCATTTTCACGCTTCTCAACACTTCCGTAACTTCTGACTTCCTTCATAGTTACGCTCTCCCTTTATTCGCTTTGGTTAGATGCTTTACATCTTCCACATTTAATTGACCAAGGGCGTGTGACGAACTCTGCAAGCAATCTTTTACATCGCCAACATCTTGGTTCTTTATCTAATTTTGCACCCTGACCATAAGGATTTAGTGTATTGTCCATGGGTGTGTCTAAAGTTCAACATGACATCTAAAGTTACATGAGATTATTGGGCGAGAGTTTTTATCAACACCCATAGGCATTACAGAACCAACAGGTTCAATCCTTAAAACACGAATACTTGAAAGTGTTTGATTAGCAACTGCTGAAAGAAGAATACGAGCAGAATCTGCTGCATCTCTGGCTGTTGGATAATCGTCTCTTGTGGCTCTAAATAACAATTGAACTGATGGTCTATCAATTTCAATTCCTGCTGTACCCATAGTAAACATCGGCGTTAAACCTTCATATTCAAAAACACCAATACAAACATCTGGTGATTCTGGAAGAACTCCAAGAAAAATATTTGTTCCTAAAGTACCTTTATTGTTGGTTTGTAAATATGTTCCAACTGCTTCAAGAATAGTACTCATTTAATCTCTTTCCTAATCATGTGACTTATTCTAATCGCTAAATTCTTAATAAGTACTGGAACTTGACGATATAAAGGAGTTTCTAAATATTTTGCTTGCGTTGGGGCATTGTGTCTAGCGTAAAGATTTTCGTGAACATACAAAGCATAAGTTGCAGCAGGACCACCATAAGTCACACGAACTGAAGTTCTTCCATGTTCAGTTTTTGGTGGATGCACAACACCAGATGCTCTTAAAGCACCTGTATCAACTGGCACAATCTTTTGTGACTCATTGAAAATAACATTGGCTTCTTCATAGATTGCCTTTCCTAAAGTTTCTGGCATTTCTTTAGGGATACGAGCCAAAGCATCGGCTAAAAATTTGATGTCATCACTTTTTACATAAAAATCACGATTTGTGGTAGCCATTATTTACCAAACTTTATCGCTGTGTGATGGTCTCCATCTTCATCTTTCATTTGGTCAATCGCATAAATAATTGCTTCTGAATTATCTGGCAAAGTCATTGTGCTAGTTAAATTAACATTCAACAAAGGACCATAAGTTAAAAATCTTCCTGTTAAAGAAAACTCTCTTTGGTCATCTGTACGAGTAGCGATATCATCATAAATTAGACGACCTTGTTTTGTGTATGGTGTGCCATAAGTTCTTTTACCATAATTATCTAACGCTGTACCATTTGTAAAAGTACAAATATCTGGCATCAACTCACTAAACTCTGGGTCAATAGCCATGATTAGTCAACCGTATCTGAACTTAAACCTGATGTTGGATTATCAAACTCACCAAGATAGAAGTCTGTTGTTGGTGTGAATGGGTCACGATTGATAGTTGATTGAATTGCTTGAGCATTTATTGTTGGTGTTGGTGGTGATTGGCGCATTCTTTGTTCAAATAATGATTTAGCCAACTCACGATATTGTTTTGCTTTACTTGCATAAGATTTTGATATAGAAATATCGCCAACTGTTTTACTTAAATTATCTGCATCTCTAGTAAATCTTGATGCAATAACTTCAGCACCTGCTCTAGCAGACTCATAAGTATTTGACCAAGTTGAAATTAGATAAGAAATTTCTTCATCTGTTAACAGTACATCTGTGGAATCTGTGTCATTTAATAAAAAGCGAATAGCATCGCGTGGACTCGCTGATGGAGTACCCGAATATGTAAAAGTCATAACTCTCCTCTATTAAATAAAGGGGTGGACATTTCTGCCCACCCCCTAATTTTAGTTACTAATTAAGCAACAATGCTGTTGAAGAAGTATCCAAGGTCAGAACCGATAATTTTGTTATCGAACGCCATTTCTGCTTCAACTCTGCTTGCACGGATTGAATCCATACGGAATTGTGAAGTTCCGATGACTTGTCCTAATCCACCTGAAACACCAGTCCATGAGAAGGTGTAACCAGCAGAAGGAGTCATTAGACCCGGTTGTGGTGCGACATGGCAAAGTAATGCAGTTTTGCCAGTTGCGAATGAGTATGCACCAGTTGCACCTTCAAGGTTAGTTGCCTTAATTGCTTTAGACACGATAACTCTTGGGATATCAAACATTGCAGCAATCATGTCTGCTGTGATTGTTTGAGATGAGGTGTACTTGATACGGTCAACCAAGTCTGGGTGATTCTTCAATTGACGGAATACATCGTATCCGAGAACTAAAGTGTTTGCTTCCATTCCTGTGTTTGAAAGAATTGTTGCTTTTCCTGCTTCAATATCTTCAATTGGGTCAGAAGAAGTGTAGTTGCTCCATTGGGTAGCAAAAGTTCCTGCTGTTGCAGTTCCTGCTGTACCAGCAATGGTTGTTCCCCATACACCAGAGGTCATGAAATCTGTTACGAATTGGATTTCACGGCGAAGCAATAATCTGTGTGTAACAAATTCTGCTGCTTCACGAAGTGGGTTTAGAGGAGCATCAGCGTTGGCAACAATCTGGTCTGGAACATCTTTGTGGAATGCCCATACATCTGCACTATAAGTGTCAGTTGAAAGATTGTAACCTCCACCAGCAGATTCGGTTGCTGGCGCACGGCGTTGTGCTTCATCTCTGAACCAGTCATTCTTTGTGTAGGTGAAGAACTTGTCGCTCTTCTTGTCTACTGGAATTACTGGGAAAACTTTATCAGCGATAAAGTTATCACGGTTTTGCATGTAGGCGACACTAATGTTGGTAAGAATCGCATCAACATGCACATCATTTAATGTTGGTTGAGGCATTTTATTAGGTCTCCTTTATGCTATCGCTTTGGCAGGATTGATGCAGTTAACAACAACAGTAATAACTTCATTTGCTGCTGATGCTTCTGTCAATGCTTGTCCAAGCATGTAATGGGTTGCGCCTGTGCCACCAAGAGTTAAGGCTGAGCCTTTTCCTGCTGCTGAAGTACCAACTGCTGCGCCTTCAGTAATTGCGCCACCTGCGACTAATTTAGAGCCACCAAGAAC